CCTAATGCGATATACATAATGTCCAAGAATAGGATTAATAGAAGAGACATCTTCATCTCTACGCTCTGTAATTTCGTATATATTTGCAGAACGCCCTCCTGGTCTATCACAACCTAACCCTGTCACTTCAACCAGATCTCCTGATTTTGGTTCAACATCATCTAGAGTAGCATATGAATCACTAGCGCTCATTACGCTACGAAATGTTTCGATGTGTAGAAATCCAGTAAATTCATCACCCGGGTCAAAGCCAAACTGTGTAAGAGCTAATGCATCTTGAGCAAGCTCTACATACATTTGCATCCCAGATGCAGCTTCGAATACCGCTGTAGGTTCTTCACCATACAGCATATTAGCAGCAGATAAACTAAATGGTTTAATATAGTAATTAATATTAATACCATGATTGTTAATTAAATCACGATATGCTAAATCATAAACTAGCTGCTCGGCTTGCAACTTATCTGCATTCACTAATTCGCCGCAAGGCAAACTTGCAGCCATCATTACCTCTTCAGGTGTGCAGTTTAATCTGTTAGTGTTACAAGCCATTACTTATTTTTTCTACGAAGAATAGCTTGTGGTGCACCTTCTTCATTTTCAAACATTTCTATCTCAACATCTGAGTTACCAATACCTTTTACAGTACCTGGTTCGAATTCCATACCATATGTTTGTAAGGAATTCATAAGAGGTTGTCCTAATAGATTAATCGAACCAGCACCACCGTTCATAAGGTTTCTAACATGAGGGCATTTATGACCATACTCCTTTCTTGTTAAGTTCTCATGTTTACGACCAGAGCGCATAATACTTTTACCACCCTTACGTACAGATGTAGCATTAGCATTCATCATTTGATTACCCTGATAGTATTCCTTAAATGTCTGCATGTATATATTTATGCTAGTTGTATCGATATACAAAAAAAGACTCGCGCAATTGCACGAGTCTCTTAAAATTATATGTTAGATTTAATTAAGCTTTAACAGCCTTGTTCATTGGCTGTACTTTAGGTTGACCGAAGCCATCACCTACGTTACCGACTTTATTGCTTTTTCCATCATTATAGCTTCCAGAGTGCGACTTAGGCTCACCACCTTTGTCAGAAGGTCCAGCAGCTGGCTTGTGATGTACTTTGTTCATTGGCTGTACTTTAGGTTGTCCGAAGCCTTCTCCAGTGTTACCAACTTTATTGCTTTTTCCATCATTGTAGTGGGTGTTGAAAGCTGTAGGCTCACCTTCGTTGTCTTCTTCATACTCTTCCATCTCTTCTCCATAACCGTGCATTTCACCGTCTTCTGCTTCCGCATCGTCATCAGCTTCATCAGCATCGTCATCAGCATCGTCATCAGCATCATCATCCTCACCCATAGCTGCCATAAGGACATCGTGAAGAGCTTTTGCCATGTCTTTGTCAAGAGTAATTGTAATTTCACCTTCCATGTCGTCACCTTCATCGTCAGCAATCTCATCGTCTGGAGTTGCATCTTCAATACCGAGAGCATCAAGGTCGTCAACTTCTTCCATCCCGAAGTCTTCGTTAATGACTTTGGCATAGAGTTCATCAAAAATAGATTTATTGGCCATATATTTATTTAGTCCCTCTTGCGCAATTTCAAGGACTTCTGCTGAAAATTCTTCATCTTCCTCAGCTGTTGAGCTTTCCGGATCATCTTCTTCATCCTCAGCTTCATGCTCAGTTGGTTGCTCCGTTTCAATAGTTGGGCAGTTATCATCTCCATAGGAAAGACCCTTTACATTATATGGATTCTTATCCCCTACTTTTTTGATATCAACTTCTGATTCTTCAAAGCCACCCTCTTCAGTTGGCCCTCCTGGTTGAATATCTGCATCACCTGTATTGGCATTTGGATCACCAACTGTTTGTGCTTCTAAATTCTCAGCAACAACAGTAGCCTCTTTACCAAGGTTACCATAAACCTCGCCGAGATCTTTAAGGTCGTTTGTTTTAGCCATGCTAATATTTATGGTTATAGGTCATAAAAACAACAAATAGTTGTAAAATAACTAACACTTATTAAATATGTATTGTTCATGGCAAAGAAAGATACAGGTATGTTCTATATGGGTAATGATAATCTACCCAATCGTAATTGGCAAGGTGAATATACTTCAGAAAAAGTTAAAGCTCTTAAAAAAGCTCAGAGGAATATTTTATACTTTGCTGAAAACTTCTTCTACATTGTTAACTTGGATGCTGGTAGAGAAAAGATTAGCCTGTATCCAGCTCAGAAGAAGGCATTAAGAGCGATGCGTGATAATCGCTTCTACATTTTATTAGCTTCACGACAGATTGGTAAAGCATTAGCATTAGACACACCTATACTCACACCAACAGGCTGGACAACAATGGGTGAACTTAAGACAGGTGATCAGCTATACGGTTCAGATGGTAAGCCTTGTAATATTACATATGCACATCCTATAGATTACAACCGCGAATGTTTTAAGATTACATTTGATAACGGAGAGAAGATTATTGCATCGAAAGAGCATGAGTGGTTCACACAATCTGTCAATGAAAGGTTGAAAGGTATTGAAGGTTCAAATAAGACAACTGCTGATATATATAATACTTTGTATAAGAGTGGAAAGAACAACACTGAGCCTAATCATAGAATACCATCTTGTATTAATGGTGTTGATGGTGTTTATACCGACTTACCTATTTCACCATATGTACTGGGATTATGGTTGGGCGATGGTAGTGCAGAGAGTGGTGTAATTACAGTTGGAGAAAGAGATATTCAACAAATTACTGAAAATCTTGAATCAGACAGTCAGTTTGATAAAATCGTTACAAATAAATACTCAAGCGCATATTCAGTTAGAGTAACAGTTAATGAAGGTGTTAAAACTAAAAGTTTATCAACACTAATAAGGAAGTACAACATATACAAAAACAAGCATATACCAAAGCAATATCTATATGCAGCACGTGAACAACGGCTCGAGTTGTTGAAGGGATTGATAGATAGTGATGGTTATATAAATAAATCTGGTGTAGCTCAGTATTATAGTACAAGTAAACAACTCTCTGCAGATGTTTATGAGTTAATTACAAGTCTCGGTTACAAGGTAACTCGAAACTCACATATACCAACCCATAAAGGTAAAGAATGTAAACGTTGCTATACATTAACATTTAAACCAAACGAGTATGTATGTACATTGGAGTTTAAGACATCGCGTATTCAACTAAAAGAAAAGGATGTTAAATCAAATTTAAGATCGCAATGGCATTATATTAAGAATATTGAACCTACTGACACTGTTCCTGTAAGATGTATTACAGTAGATAGTGCTGATTCTTTATTTTTAGCTGGTAAGCAATGTATTCCAACACATAACTCTACTCTTATGACTATCTATCTGTTGTGGCAGGCATGCTTTCAAAAAGATCAGCGCATTCTTCTCGTTGCTAACAAAGAGGCTACTGCTATTGAAATCTTCTCACGAGTTAGAATGGCTTACGAAGAACTTCCAAACTGGCTTAAACCACCAGTTAAAGAATATGCTAAAACATCAATGACATTAGAGAATGGGTCTCGAATTGGTATTACAACTACAACTGGTACAGCTGCTCGTGGTCAGTCCGTTAACTGTTTGGTAATTGATGAGATGGCTTTCATTGAACCTCATTTAGTTGATGAGTTTTGGAAATCAGTCTTTCCGATTATTTCTTCATCTAAAAAGTCTAAAGCATTTGTTTGTTCAACTGCTAACGGAACACAAAATCTTTTCTATAGATTGTATAACGGAGCTGAGACTGAAGAAAATGGCTGGGCATATGGTAAGATAATGTGGAATGAAGTACCAGGTCGAGATGAAAAGTGGGCTGCTAGTACTAAACAGACGATTGGTTCTGATGAAGCTTGGCGTCAAGAGTTTTGTTGTGAATGGATTAACTCAGGTGAATCATCTATTGATGATGCCTTATATGAAATGATGGAGCGTCAGGTATGTGAACCTATGGTTACGTTAGATGATGGTTGTTATAAAGTATGGGAAGAGGCTCAGGAAGGTAGAATATACGCTGCTGGTGTCGATACAGCGGAAGGAGTTGGTAAAGATAGCTCTATTATTCAAATGCTAGATATCACTGACCCAGCTGAAGTAAGGCAAGTGGCGGTATATCGCAACAATAAGATATCTCCTATGGAGTTTAGTAACAAGGTCTATAAGATACTACGCAACTACGGATCACCGCTAGCGTTAGTTGAACGTAACAACTGCGGTGCTCAAGTAGTTGATCGTCTAGCCTACGATATGGCCTATCCAAAGCTTGTTTCATATGGTAACAAGGCAGCACATAGAAAGAAGCGTATGCAAGGTATGATTGCCCATACCAATACAAAGCATAGAGGTGTCATAAATATGCGTTACTGGATGAATGATCTTAAATCAATTGTGATGAGAGACGAAGAGACTTTAGAAGAGC